AATTCGGGGATCAACACTGGCAAGGATCACCTTGCAATCGCTCAATCTTTGCTGCAAATCAAAACGGTTGTGGACAAAGGTAAAGACCGGCAGACCAATCGTAAGGAGCAATGATCATGGCTGAATACGCTGACTGGGTGAACGAGGTTTCTCAGAATATTTATGATATTCCTCGCGCAACAATCATTTCTGCTGTCAGGAATGCAATTATTGAATTTTGTGTTGATAGCTTGGTTTGGGTTGAAAAACTGCCAGAATTAGCGTTCGACTCAAGCCAATCCGAATATATTTTGGATATTCCTTATGCAAGCAACATTGAACATTTTTGGACAATCGATGGCTTCAAAAAGATCAATGATGACCAATGGAACCAAGCTCGGAATTTTTTAGTAAATGGATCAGTAATCACCTTTGTTGAGCCGACACGCGAACCAAAATTTGATGACGCCACCATCCGCCCCATCGTATCACTCAAGCCATCACGATCATCTCAAACATGCCCTGACTTCATGCTTGACAATTATTTTTATGAGATTTTGAGCAAGGCATTGGTTATTTTGGCATCTCAACCATCTGCTGATTGGTCAAATCGACCAGATCTCATTTCACTTCACGAGTTGAAATACCAAGATGGTGTCAAGAAGGCCATCTCTGATCGAAACAACCGGATTGGCATGCCAAAGCCTAGAAATACCACTCGCACCTATTTCATTTAAGAGGATTGCAAAATGACTGTTGCACGGATTTTGACGGTAAATGCTGCATCGCTTGGGGTGCTTGGTGGGTCTTTTGTTGAAGTAACATACCGACGCGCTGCCAATAACGATTCATTCACGATCACACCTCAGTTCAAACGTAATGCGACATTGGTTTCTAATATTGCCGAAGTGGAATTGATTGCTACGACCGCAGGTAGCATCTGTGAGATTGGGATTTTTACCACGACTGGATCGCAATTATTTAAATGCTTTTTTGCGATGCCTGATGAAGATTCAAATCTACACGAGCTTGATTTGTACACAGCTTGGCCTGTCGGTGGAAACAATGGCGGGCTAGGTGCGGCTATTTGGGGGAGAATCACTGGCACGCTGAGCAATCAAGCGGATTTATGGGGCGTGCTACAGGGCAAACAAGCCACCATTGTAGCCGGAACGATTGCGCAGTATTGGCGTGGTGACAAGACATGGCAGGATTTGACCATTTCAGTTGTGTCAGGGCTTCAAGAAGCACTGAATACTATAAATGATGCATTGTCAGGAAAAGAACCAACAGTCAGTGCTGGAACAACAACTCAGTATTATCGTGGTGATAAAACTTGGCAAGCACTCAACACCACTGCTGTTAGCGGATTGTCGGATGCTTTAAACGCCAAAGAACCTACAATTGCGGCAGGAATAGCAGCCCAATATTGGCGTGGTGATAAAACTTGGCAGACCCTAAATATTGACGCTATACCAAATTTGCAAACCACTTTGAATGGCAAAGAGCCAAGCATTGCAGAAGGTACAGCAGGTCAATATTGGCGTGGTGATAAGTCTTGGGCAACACTTAATGTTGCGGCAGTAGACGGGCTTCAAGGCTTACTTGATAACAAAATCGAAAACATCCAGTCACCAGCCGCCACCGGTGAAACGCTGGTAATGACAAAATCCACTGTTTATGCGCAGCTTAAAAAGCTAATTGCAGGTGGTGATATTTCGATTACCAGTGCAGCCGATTTAATCACCATAGGATTGACGGGTTCGACGCTCAAATATTGGACAGAAACAGTCGGTTCTATTTCCTCCAAGTTTTGGCGATCATTTAAGCCAAATCGACAAGGGGCTGAGGCTAACACCACAGCGATTGATGCTTTTCTAAGTGGCCTACACGCAAGCGGACAAGCCACGTCAAACGACAGCCATTACTATGCAGTGACGTTTGCCGACCCTGCTGGGACGTTTGGCGGTATCAGTTTAGGTCGTGGTGCGCTCGACTTGCAGGTATACCGAACCGCGACGACCTATTGCGCAAGTGGGATGTATGCGGTAGCACTGGGAGCAAACAACCTAGTCAGTGGGGCAAACAGTATTGCTATTTCTGCGCAAAAAACATTGAGCCAAGTAACAGGGGCAAACAGCGTATTTATTGGAGATCAAGCCACAGTATCAGGCCAATATAATTTTATTGGCGGCAGTGGTGGAGGAAATTTAATAACTGTATCAGGCAACTATAACTATTCTTTTGGTTACTCAAATATTAGTGGTAGCACTTACAGCGTTCTTGGTAATACCAACCGAACATTGACAGCAAACAATAATATTGTCCTGTCTGGCGTGCCTGTTTTATACGGTTCTATTGATGATCGTGGTATTAAAGGGGTTTATGTCTGGTCTTGCAGCAGAAAATTAAACCAGAACACTAATCCACAACAGCAATACAATATTACCTTAATGGGCAGCACACCTAACACAAATACTGGTGTTTGGGTGACAACCACAACAGCAGATTTGCTTGCAGGGGAGGGAGTCACCACAACAAACACCTACAAAATGGTTGCTGCTGTAACGGACATGGCGGTGTGTTTTAGTGGTTTTGCCCGTATATCGTCTAATCTTGGACTCAAAATATTTAAGATCGAAGGGCGTTATTATGGCGCGTCACAAACGCTTGATGTAACCATTGTGGATAATGGTGGTACAACGTCAGACCCGACACATGGAGCTATTCAGATCGTAAAATCTGGGCAACAGCTTTATCTGCAATTTAAAGTTGATGCGACAATTGTTGTTGCATCTGATATTCATTGTCGCGCAATGTTGTTTTTTACCGAGCTAGGCAGCTAAGGAGTTAATCATGGCGTTTATTCGTCCAAACCCAATCCCAAACACCAGTATTGTTGCAGAACAAGCATATTGGCGGATTGCAACATTCAGCGAAAACCCAAAAGACAATATCAATGTTGTTTTTTACTGCTATCCAAGTCAGGCTGATTATTTGAACCATACCGGTGGTGTGATCAATAGTCATCAAGTCGATATTCCTGCTGGCGATTTAAATGGCGAGGGGGCATATCGTGAACTGATCTATTTGTGGTGTTATGCAAATGACCCATTCTTTGATCCTTTATCCACTGGAACAACTGCCGACACTAACGACTAAAGGTGATTTATGCGAATCCTGATCACGACTTTTAAAGGTGAATTTCCTCGTATCAGCCCTGACAAGCTTGATGCAAATGCGGCATCGTTTGCTCAAAATCTTGATGCGTTATCAGGATCGCTCATTCCCACAGCTATACCACTTGAATCAGTTCAACTGCCTGAATTTGGTGGTGAGATTAACGGCGCGTACCTTTGGCGCGTAAACGATAGTGAGTATTGGCTCCAATTCCGTGACTATGTTGACGTGATCCGGTCACCTATTGCAGATGATGCCTACAAACGTATCTATTGGTCTGGTGATTCGCGTGACGCTGATGGTGACGTGTTGTTTAGTTACACGCCAAACATCTACACGGGGGGCATTGTTTACCCGACCACATGGTACAAACTTGGCATTCCTGCTCCACAAAACAAGCCTATCATTGATTCTGCTGAAAGCTCATGGCAAGCGGCTGAAAACTGGCAGGCAACTACGGCCATCACCAAAGATACCTATATCCTCCCAACGTCACCCGATGGCATAAACGTCTATCTGTGTACCGAGTCTGGCACAACAGGCGCGACACAACCGACTTGGCCTACTACGCCAAACGTCGCCATCACTGACGGAACTGTCAAATGGGTGTGCATCCCTTACGACACATTTAACTCGGTATCAGAAGATGCGCGAGTGTACTTCTACACCTACGTTGGTGCGCTCGGTGAGGAAAGTGCGCCTAGCCCTGCAAGTGACCTCACAATCGTCCCTAATGATGATGCTACAGTTGAGCTATCCGGCCTTGCGGTTGATGCTGGAGCTGCTACTGGACGGCAAATCACGGCTATTCGGATCTATCGCTCTATCGTAAGCACGGCAGGCCAAGCGGTTGCGCTTTTTGTTGCTGAAATACCGACCAGTCAAGATACATACACCGATACGCGCAAATCTATTGAGCTTGCCGAGGAAATTCCAAGTCTGATATGGGACGCGCCAAGGTCAGGCATGAAAGGACTGGGTTTGACCGCTTATGGTGTGGCCTATGGCTTCTTTGAGAAAAATATCTGCATGTCTGTGCCATTTGTGCCTTATGCATGGCCTAGAGATTACGAACTGACGACGCAATATGATGTGGTTGCCATTGGGCATTACGACTCATACATGATTGTTGGAACGCTTGGAAATCCGGTCATTGTTGGTGGGTATGACCCAGAATCCATGAGCATGTCGGAATTGCCGATCATGGAAGCGTGCGTATCTGCAAAAAGCATGGTCAGTATGGGTTATGCGGCAATCTATGCCAGCCCAAACGGACTGGTTATGGCCTATGGCAATTCAGCTCAACTGGTCACCAAAAGCCTGTTTAGCGAAAAAGAATGGCAAGCATTAAATCCATCGAGCATTCATGCTACCGAACACCGAGGGAAATACCTGTTTTTTTACTCTACGACCGTGCTTGTCGATGGGGAGCCAACAACCAAAAAAGGCGCATACCTATTCGATCCAAAAATGACTGAAATGGGCATTGTTCACTTTGATGTGTGGTGCAAAGCCGTTCACCGAGATCTTGAAACAGACACGCTGTATTTGCTTCAGGATGATGGTCAGTTGGTTATTTTTGATGATAAAAATGCTGATCGTGCAGTGATGGAGTGGAAATCACGCAAGTTTATATTTGCGAATCGCTGTCAATTTTTGGCTGCTGTCGTCGATGCTGACTCATACGACCAACTCACCTTTACGTTATATATCGATGGTGTGGTTGCACATTCTGATTTTGTGAGCAGCAGACGACCATTCCGCTTGCCAAAACTAGGATTAAGCCAAGAATTTGAGATTGCCATATCTGGCAAAAGCATTGTCCGTCGCATTGGTGTTGGTGAAACTATTCGGGAACTCAACTATGACTAGCAGACCATTCAAAAAAATCAAAACACGGGTTCCTGATGCGCCACGCACAGGGGATAGCACTGTTGATAAATGGATGATCGAAGTCACCCGTATTGCAGAAAAATTGACGGGCAATGGAAAAGATCGCGCTATCACAGCTCAAGAACTGATTGATAGTGGCATTGGTGAAGATGGTGGTGGTGGAAGTATCAAACCTCCAACCGGCACTACAAAGCCAGTGTTGACGACTCCTCCCCTAGTCACCGGCATTACTGCACAAGGCGGTTTTGCTTTGATCATCTTGCACTGGGACAACACAGCAGCTCTGTACGCCAATCATGGCTTTTATGAGATCCTGCGAGCTGATATTAATGATGTTGGTCAAGCTGTATTGATCGGCACTAGCCAGACGCGTTTTTATAACGACGCTATCGGCACTGGTGCGCGTAAATGGTACTGGGTGCGTGCTGTAAGCGATCAAGGCGTGCGTGGCAGCGTTGGTGAAGGTGTTTATGCAGAAACGTCCTACGATGTTTCTTACGTTATGGATCTGCTTACTGCAACTGTATGGCAGCCAAACACTGTGTACCAACCGTTCCAATACGTCCGACCTACAATAGACAATGAGCGTGTCTATGTCTGCATCGATGGCGGTGTGAGTGGCCTTACAGAACCAACATGGCCTACAACAGTTGGGCATGTGGCCAATGATAACGATGTGACATGGCAATGCCGACCAGAAGGAGAGAAAGTGCCCTTTGGTATTGGTCTGGTTGACGGCGTTATGTCGGTGGTTATCAACAAAGCATTTATTGCAGACGCATCGATTGAATCAGCCAAGATCAAAAATCTTGTGGCCGACAAAATTCTGGCAGGAAAACTACAGGTAGGCCAAGACATTGAAGTTGGTTCGGCTATCTGGTCTGGCTTTTCAGACTTTTTCAATGTGGGAGCCGTTGCTGGTTGGTGGATGGGTTTTATCGGTGGCAATCCAGCGTTTAAGATTGCTACTGAAAACGAAGAACGGTACATCAAGTTTGACGGTGTTGACCTTCAAATGAACGTCGATATTGTGTCGTCGGCAGATGCCTATTTTGATGACGTTCGCGCCGACACTATCGCTGTAGATCGAGTGATTGTTACGCCAACAATTCAATATGATGCGCGTGTTGAGTTTTCAGATTATGCAATCAATCTATTGGATAACGATGATTTTAACTTCACCTACTACCTGTCGTTGTATGGTGATATATATCGAAGCGTATCACAAACAGCAACTGGCCCTATTGGTAATGGAGGTGACAGTCTTTACACTATTGATGGTGCTGGTGCTGATCGTGGCGGTGGGGTAAAAACCATTACGCCACTTCACAACGGATTAAAACCATTTAATGAACCAGATGAGGAGTTAACAGATCCAAAATATGAGCGTTTTATTAAGCCCAACATAGCATTAAGACTACAACTTAAATTCCAATTAACTACTGGCGTAGGTGGTGCAGGTAGTGATGGTCAATCCATGATTAGCACTATGATCTATGATTTTTATGGGCGGATGATTGCTTATACAAGAGATTACGCCCCATCTCTACCGTTTGGTGAGTCATCAACCACACTTTATTTTGTTGATCCTGAAGATGATCTTGATATTGTACACATGCACGCATTCGCTCCACATGACATGACCCCACCACAACATATTGACTCCATGCCAATAATCGTGAATAAAAGATCCGTTACAGTTGGTCTTAATTCCTTTTATGTGATCACTTTTATTCTTGAAGATGATGAGGAAAAACTAAAATACTTTAAGGTTGCTCCAACAGACATTATCAGGATGTACGGTGGTGGAATGGTTAAAAACGGTTTTGCTCTTTTTGCAGGTGATGATGCTGATAGAACTGGAACCATCGAGGTGACGTTCCAATTGTGGAAACGCCCAAGACAAGAAGTTGTTACAAACGAGGAGCCTATCCTCTAAATAAAAAAGCGGCTATCAAGCCGCTTTTTACGTCCAGTTTTTTTACACCGGATCTTCGTCATTTGGTTTGCCTTCGGAACCACTACCACCAGAACCAGCACCACCATTATCAGAATCGTCAGACTTGGACAGGCTTTCAGCAGCAGCAGCACCGCGTTTTTCTTGGTCGATCATGGCATGAATGATCAAACGAATGATTTGCAATGCTGGTTGGCTTTTCTTGGTTTCAATGCCATACAGACCTGCGTGTTCAACCAATGCCGCACGATCAGTCGATTTGATGCCAAGGGTTTCATTTGAAAAAACAGCCAACCATTCGTTATCCAATTCATCCACATTGCGAATTGACAAAACATCGTCATATCGATCACGCAGATTCGGAATACTTGGCTCTGGTGCAGGTGGCGCAATACGCATTGCTGGTGGCTGATCAGGCTTGTAACGGCGGTAGCCTTCTTTGATTGCCATGAACGCATCAAAATCATCTTCGTTTCCCACTTCACATACATGGGGAGAACGTGGGTTTGATGGATCAATCGGTTTGAAGTGGTAGTGACGCTGATTGATTGGGTGCTTACCACCCATTGTCACTTCGGTTCCGTTTTTGCGACGGATCATACATTCAATAAGTGCCATAACAATGTCCTCGGTTGATTATTGGCTTGGCAAAAAATAAGCCTGAACGAATCAGGCTTATAGACTACACCCGTTAGAGTTGTGGCTCAATCATCTGCTTGACGCGATAACGCATCGTCAAGCCGACTTTCACACCAGCAGTCAATGCAGCCGATGCGGCAGTGGTAACGACAATACCAACCATGCGATCAGTATCAATATCGGTGACGTAACGGCGTGCTGCCGAGCTATTGTCACGGGCAATGGCAGCAGACGCAATAGATTGACCGGTAATTGCAGCAGCAGCAATCGCTGTTTCTGCCGCATTCAAGATACCGACACTGGCAACAGCACTGGTGCCGAGGGCATCGGTGTCCAACTCGCAACTGACAAACATATAATCTGCTGGCAGTTTGACCATGCGGATCACATCGTTTGCATCCAAAGTAACAACCGAATCAAACTGGTGTTCGACGCGGACAACAATTTCTTGACCACCGATGGTTGAATTTGGTGGAAAGTTGCGAACATCCACACCATCTGCGCTAAAAGTAGCCATAATTCCAAATCCTTCTATGTGGTCGGCGCAATGCCGACCGGATTAAAAAATCACATCAAAACCAGATGGCCTTAGATGTCAGTTGGGATTGAGGTGTCAATGGCGAACGAGTTCACCACCTTCCCATCAAATTTTGGCAGCTTGAAGCTGTACATCATGCCGCCTGCAATCGTGGTGCGGTTGCCGTAGTCTTTCTTTTCTTCAACCCAGTCAGCACGCAAATTTTTGGAGCTTGCCGAGCCAAATGCAACAGCGAGGGCTTGACGACCCATGAACACGGCGCGGTGTGCGTCGAGGTTTTGCGATGCGCCATAGTCATCAAATTGGACAACATGCTGATATTCACGCATGTGGATCCCGCGATACACGCCCAACGTGTTTTTGAACAGGTTATTGCCGTAGCCATTTGCACCAGCAGCAGCTTTTTGAATGTCCATCCAATCGCCGGTGTTGGTGTTGGTGCGCAATGAATGCTCTTGGTGTGGCGACATGACCAGTTTATAGGCATCTTCGCCGCCTTTATCCAATGGAGTGATACCAACCACGCCATCAGCACCACCACCGTTACTTTTGGTGTAGGTCAGCAGCTTGTTGAGCACGCTCAAGCTCATCAGGTCGGCAGCTTCGAGTGTGGCCTTGGAAACGGCGTCACCACCATAGCGAATGTGACCACTGTCATAGCTATCGTATGGCGAACCATCTTTGATTGCGGCACTGGCACCCATTGGAATGAGCAACTGAGGTGAAACACCACGACCACCAGACAAAGTAGTGATACCAGCCTGATCGAAATACTGCGAAAAGTATTGTTGCAGCTTGCCTTTTGCGGTTTTACGCAGGTTTTGCAGCACGCGCTTCTGGCTCATCACGCCGCCAGCATCGACACCATGACGCAGTTGGTTGATGCGGATTTCATCGGTAAAAGAGGACAAATCTTCGAGGTTATTTTCGAGAATGTCATCACCGAATGTTGGGCGGCCTGTCAACTGAATGTAAATATCAAACGACACGCGGTCGCCTTGATTTTTGGTCAAGTCATTGATGACTACAACAGGCGCATTTGCCATTTGATCGCCAGCTTCTTCGATCATACTGGCTTGTTCCATCATATTGCGGTAGAGAAAACTCTCACGCATGGTCGATGCGAATAATGCACCAGCCCAATGACGGACGGCTTGAGGATGGTTCACTCCGTAGACGGTTTGTCCCATGATTTTTTCACTCCTTTCAGTGATTGATCATGGCACTCCTGCGCCTGTATTTTTACAAAATCAACGTGGTGATCTGATGTGATCTTAACACGAGTTGACCGACCTGAACGCTCTAAAATTTCGACGACACAGGCACCATCGCACACAATTTTGTCGCCGGAATTAAGAGTGCGGAACAATGTTCCGCCCTTTCCAGACATTACCGAAGCACTCGACGTTGAATGTTTTCGTCAAACATCGCTGCTTCAAAATCTACACCAGACTTTCCATTGAGCACACTCATTGGATCATCATTATTTGGAGCCACTGGTGGAATCGAATTAGCAGACGGCATTGGCTGAACATCACGTTTTGGTCGGCCTGTTGGTGTTGGTTGTTGCGTCTGCTGCGTATTGGCATATTGTTGGAGGACAAATACTTTGGATAGGTTTTGACGTGCCTGATTCAAAATCTGACTGGCTGACAAATTGCTGCCGACAAACTTATTGATTTCGGCTTGTAATGCCTGTTGGTGGATTGTGCTTTCTGCAAAAACTGCATTTTCAGGATGAGCCATAAACTCACCAACAGCAACATCAAACTGAGCCTGAACTTGTTGATACTTTTGCTCTTGGTTCTCGGTCAGTTGCTCGACCTGCGCTTGCTTTGAAAGCAGTTGATTTGAAACTTTGCCAATCTCAATATCAATCCGAGTTTTTTCGGCGTTATATTCGCCCTCGCCAATTTCGCCGCTATCCAGTTTTTTACCAAGCTCACCAAGAACATCAATATATTCTTCTTGCTTTTCGGTCAACGACTGAATCGACGTGGTCAATGCAGTGGTTTGAGCAACAAAATCATCTTCGGCGTTATTGGCTTGCTCTGTTGTTTGTGTGGTTGGCTCAGTGGTGGTTTGAGTTGCAACAACATCAGAATTGTCATCAATGATAACTGGGTCATTCAAGTCTGGAGTCATATCTTCCAGATTGTCTTTTTCGCCACTCAGTAAAAAATCGCCCAGACCATCTGATTCGTCCAGACCAAGCTCTGCCAATAGTTCGTCACCGGTCAGTTCTTCTTGAGCGGTTTGATTATTCTCGATAGCCATTTTGCATTACTCCTGCATTGCTGGCGGTAGGGTATTGTCCTGCTGGACGGTATTCAACTGCTGATCTTGTGGCTTGGGAACAATGTTGTCAATATTGTTGATAATATCGTCAGCCACTTGGCTGGTGTGTGGATCATTTTTAACAATAAGTGCCATCTCAAATGCTTTTTTGGCGGCATCCATTTTGTGAGCGATTGCATTGGCATGCTCTCGTTCGGCTTCTGCCAACTGTTGAGTTGCTTCGGCTTGCATCTTTTTGGCCTTGGCTTCTTCTTGCATCATCAAGATTTCTTGCTGCTTCTGCTGGACAGCAGCTTGCTGCTGCTGCTGTGCCTGCTCATTGCCTTCTCGTGCCTTACGTTCATCCTCGGTTTCATCGCGTGGTGGTAGGCCAGCAGCTCGGCGCAGCTCAGCAGTGATGATCTTTTTGTTCGGCAGATCTTGAAGATCAACGGACATTTCAAGCAGTGCCACTGCCATTTTTGGATCACCCGTGCTTTGTACAATATTACCCACTACTGCGAGCATTTGCTCAGACAGGGCTTGGCGCATGGTTTGCCGGTAATCTCGCTCAGAAACGATAAAATCAGCCTGAGTTTCAGTGATACTGGTACTCATGCCATCGTTGATACGAACAAATTCCGGCTTGTTTGGGTCATCGCCGGTGATACGAAACTGAATCTCGGCATCCATAAATTGTTCGATTAGCGACAGGATCAACTCACCTTCGACCTGCAATGCCATCAAATTATTATCGATGATCGACGTGGTGATGATGGAGCCTTGCTCTTGCAGTGCTTGAATAGCAATACCTGATTTTCCAGTTGAAGCAGATCCCAATGATTCACTGGTGACGCCTACGGTTCGATTGATATATGCGGCATCCTGTTCGGCAAATTGAACTTGTTGAGCTGCAAGCTCACTGGTTTTCCCAATCTCTAGTTTTCGATTTGGCTTATGAACAATAATCCCGTTTGGCTTAGATACCTGCTCTGCAAGGTGATTTAAATCATCAACAGCACCATCCTCCATGACCACCTGATTTGATGACATGAGGAACAATGCACGATTGCGACGAGCATTTAGGCTTGATTGTGGGTCACGAACTTGGCGAATCACACCATATACCGAGTTATCGGCATCTTTCATAAACGCTGTGCGGCACACATACGGGAATTTGTTGTGGGCATAAATGGATTTTCCGTGATACAGCACCACATCTTCCGTATAAAGTGCCATGTACATTTGATCACGGACGGTTTCAATAACCTGAGCACCTTTACGGGTGACCAAGTAGGCATGAACAGGATTATTTTCATCATAGATTTCATTGTTGGAACCACCTGCCTTACGCAAAATCTTGACGCGCTCGGTTTTCTTGTACCACATCTCCCAAATACGAACGGCTTTCCGAGTAGTGCAATACAGCCCACCACCAATTGACATTGAACCAACGTACCGGCTGAATACCCCAGAATTTTTATCGTATTTCTGACCAGCAAAATCATTCAACTCAGATTCTTTTTCGATCTTCAAATCTTCAAAATCACGGGCTTGATACTCCAACGCTTCTTTGTGCTCAGGGAACCGAACAATCAAGGCGTCGAGGTCAACCACTCGTGTTTCCCACTGGTAACGGCAGTCTGAAAAATTCACCGTATCTCGGCACGTTGAATCACGCACCATGTCGCGCCAGTGGACGTATCGATAACTGATTTGCGGATCACCATCATCATTTTTGTCTAGGTAAACCTTTACCCACCCTTCACCAGACTTGACCATTTCTTCAAACGCTTTGGTGCGATAATACTTCGCCTTGTTGATGTCGTTGATATATTTGACCAGTTTGGTTTTGACCAATGCAATCTCAACGTCATCTTCAGACCGAGGAAGAATATTCCAGTCTACACGCGAGCGTCGCTCACCCCCCAAGATCCAATCGATTGTTGGTTTAATCTCGTTGTAACAGCGTGCTGCCTGATCGCGTCCTTGGTAGATTTCCAGTTCCTCATCGGTGAACTGGTCACCGTCATAGAATGCGCAATCACGCGCACGCTCATATCGATCTTCAAGCTGTATATCGACTTCTCGGTGATACATGGATTGCGCCCAGTACAAGAACTCTTTGTCCTCATGCTGTTTTTCGGTCAGGTAAACACCATCTTTACCTTCAATCAGATCATTGCCCTGATCTTCTGACTCATAGACTTCGCTTTCCATATCCATCACCCTACAGCACTGATCAAAGATTTATCGTCAACACGCAAGATTAAACCATCCCTGTCCATTTCGTTGAGCTTTTGTTTTCTGAGTGTCGCAACTGATTCAGGTGGGTGATTTTTTAAATTATCAAGATTGTTCAATAAAATATCGGCAATGATAGATTGCTCATGGCTATTTGCTGATCCAGAAAACAACATGTCTGCCGCATTTTTTGCCAATTGAGCACGCAAAATATCATCAGCAATCGACCACATGTCACGACGAAGGGTAACACTCAAGCGACCATGCCCAAATGATCGACGACCAATCAGGATTGCAGCATCCCAAGATTCGTTAAGACTGGTATCCGTCATTTTTAAATTGGCGACGGCATAAACCAACCCGATTGGGTGTGATTTGATCTCCTGAATTGTGCCAATCTGAATAACATTTTGCTCTTGCATGGTCGAATCCTCAGCATACATTGTTGCGGCTTGCCTGTTTGATAGGCTTGGTGACGGGTTTTGTTGCGGCAAATCGAATCATCATCATGGCATACCGAGATGCCGAGATAGTATCGTCCTTCTTTTTGACGACCTTTCCTTTTTCTCGGTGATACATGCGACGTTCATCAAGCCAATGGGTGCATGTGTTAAAAACTTTGAGCTTTCCTTTCTGCATGCGAACCAGCATCTCACTCAGGCCAGCTTCCACACCATTGGTTCCATCGTCAAACTTGGCATTTTCGGGGAGCATGTTTAACCCTTCGTCCTCGTATTGCTGTCTGAGTTGCTCGCCTGATCCTTTATCGTGCTGGAATCCGTCGTGTGGCCATGCCACTGGGCACCAATTGTTTAATGCCAAGATATGTGGTGCATGCTGCTGCACTGATCGTTCAGACTCTCGGTACTCATCGACGATATAAATCACATCATCATCACGATCCCATGCCAGCAGCACAGCAGATGTCGGGTGATCCCATCCAAAATCCAAACCAATAATCATAGGCCAATGGCGTGGAATCTCAATTGGATCGATTGTGATCTCTTTTTCATCGACAGGGAAAATCAGACCGGAACCAGCAAACGGCACACCTTTTGACCGTGCATCCCACTCATGCTTTGGATAGGCATCAAGCATGTTTTGCTTATCCTCGGCTGACAGGTGGGGAACATCATCCCAAGTGGCATTTATAAGCAACGTCTTGCCTTCGTTTGACCGCTTGACGATCAGGTCTACCACCTCGGTAGTGCCTTCAAGTGGCGTAAACGTCAAAATAACGATGCCCTTGGTGGTCATAGTACGGGTCAAGGCTTCGGTATATACCGGCATAGGTGGTTCTTCATCAAACCAAATGCCCTCTCGCTCGGTTCCCTCAAATGCACCACGCCCCTGCTCGTATGATTTAAACTGAATGATCGACCAACCACCAGTAACATGCCGAACACGCACAGAATTTACGGCATCTTTTAATTCTGCGCCTGACTTCCACGTCAACGACTTCATGTCGATTAGATGGCGAGGGATCATGCCGGTGCCTGACACTACTTTTTTACCGCTTTTATACTCGACCGTACCAAGTAGCTTGGCTTGGATAATGTCCATCGTGGTCTTGTTGCTTTTGCCAGCAACCCACCACCGTGTACGCATGGGAAAACGACGACCTTTCCACCAGTGCGGATACAGGCCAGTAGCGTGCAATGCCACCTCATATCCGCCTGTTTCAGTCTTGCCCACGCGATTTGCTGCCATGAACAATCGAACACGGAATTTTGCACCACCATTCAAGAACTCAACGTGCTTGCGGTACTTGTCGCGCCGGAAAATACCAGTATCAGGGTACAGGTGATTTAAACGATTACCGTTTTTTCTGAAGTTTCGCTCACGCATGAGTTTGAGCAGGCGTCGGCGTTGACCTTGATCAAGCTTTTCAATCAGTGCCATCCTCTGAGATTTCGAGGAGTTTGCAAATTTCTCTATCAAGTGACTCGTCATTGAACTCATCGATGTCATCCTCTTGTATGCCACGTTCTGCCTTGAGCAATGCCGCCCGATCAACCTCAATACTCATTTGAGTGCGTTCAAGCGACTCAATAATCCGAATGATTCGCCCAAACTGGTGAAAGAAGTCGATCCGCTTGTACTCTTTCTTGACCTCAAACGCCTTATCCTCGCCTTCTTCCGGCAGACTATAGTCATCATCATCAGGGTCATAGTATTCACCGGCTTGTTTTGCAAACTTTGCGCGGTTTTGCTTGATCTTGCCAATGATGGAGTCAAGACTTTTGCCGTTTTCAATCTGCCGGATCTCAGTGCGGCTTAGGTACAGATCATCTGTTTCATTGAGTTTGAGTAATCGAACGAGCTGTAAACGAGCAATGGCAATTTCTTGCAGCAAATTGCCTTGCAGCTCTTTTGATTTTTCCAAATCATCAGGGTCAAAAAACCGTTGATATAGGCCATGACGTGACTGTTTGTCAGACCGGTCTTTGCCCCGTGTTTTGTTGCCAGTAGCACCACGATGGAATTTACAGTAACCGGAACCCACATGGTCAGTACCATGACCAGCAAATTGCTGACATGGCTCACCATTTTTCTTTGGGTATCCACATCGAGCAAGTTGCTTTTTATCACTCATGGCCTATCAACTCCCTTTGCGACGGCGTACTGGCTTGTTGGTCAAGCGATCCTGAATGCCTGACACTCGGAACCACATAATCACCAACGGAATCGCCAGTGCCGCCCATTTGCCGTATGGGTCAGGTAACAATTCCTTGATTTGCGGTACAAACGCTTCAAGGCCAATGATAAATAACACCAATGACGCCCAAAGCGTTTTACTTTTTGACCAATGCTTCACGGTTTACTCTCCTGCGCTTCGACTCGCCGGTACAACTCATCAATGCGGCTTTTCTGCACCTCGGCTATTGATTTTTGCTCAATCGTTTCAAGGATTGACCAACCGGCAACGCTCACTAACACGGTAAATACCAATCCAGCGATCAAGCGTAGCATGTTGAATGATCCGGCTTGACTTGAGAATTTATCCTCAAGATCTTTTAACCTTGCATCAAGATCTTTTAACCTTGCATCATGATCATCCACACGCTTTCGGGTGTTTTCGTCTTGAGTGATGATCTTCCCTAGTTCGTTGTTGTGCTGCTGCAATTGGTCGCGCACCGAGAACAACAACTCTTTGAGTTCGCGCAGCATCTCGTTGCTATGCTCCAATTGAACCTCCATCTTCGCAAGACGATCTGAATCTGTTCCTTGAGTCATCGCCATTACCCCTTATTTTCATCAAGCAGGCCACGCGCTAATTTTTCAGATACTTTTTTGGCGGCTTCTCCTTTCGTGATGGTCAAATCTTTATTCACGTCCAGACCTGAATTTTGCCGATAGGTGACTGGTTTGTTGGATTTGCTCCACAAGATATGTGAGTCTGATTTACCAACAGCAGCAGGCCAAAGGATTGCCATGTACATGTCAGACAAACTGTTAATTTTACCTTTATATGGCTTGAAGTATTTGTGAACGTAAAATAATTGCGCTTCTGGTGACATTTTTGCGAGTGTTGGTACATCCACCCCCAATGCTTTTGCTGTGCTCGGCATGAATTGGATCAGCCCTACGGCTCCACTGCCAGCTCCATTGCGAATATCAGACCGGAACGACTCACCAGACTCAAATGCCATGCACGCCATCAGCCAGTCTGCCGCCTGATCAGGCCATTGCAGATCCTCAATAATCCACAACACTTTTTCTTTGAATAATTGGCTGACCTTTTTGCCCCATGCAATCTGCTTATGATATGGGCTAGGATTGTTTATGCTGATTGGTTGGTGGGCATCTTCAAGCATTTGCTGATATTCGCGCTCGGCCTGCTTGGTCAATCGGCCTGCAATCCCATCAATTGCTCCCTTATAAAAACCAGCAGCCTGTAATTCTCGTTGGCGTGCCGCGATTTTTTCCCGTTGTGGCGTCATGGTCATGGCGTTTTCTCCCAAAAAAAACCCCATCCACAAGGACAGGGCGAAGGTGGATAATATCATCCTAAAGCATATCGATTTGCACGGCTACAGATTAAACAGTGCCATAAGCTCCAGAATTGCTAATCCACCACAATTCACCGTCACCAGCAGGCAACGGATTGGGAAGCAACACCCCTTGGGATTCGTACAGCATTTTGCATGTTGCAAGTGCATCGACAGCTTGTTTTAGGGCATCATTTACATCAGCACCAACAGCGTTAAGCTCTGGCACAGCACTACAAGTCACCATCCAGCCACCTGATTTTTCATCAAGTGTGACGCACACATAGTATTTTTTATGTGAATCCACTGCTCTAAGACAAGATCAGGTAAGATCATCCAATCTTCGGCAAGCATATCACTCTGAGTTGCAGCCCAACCCATCTGTATCTTGCCCTGAGCGTTTTTCATAATCAGGCATGGCTGTACTTCAGCAAATCCGCCTTGAGATTCTGCAAACGCTGCTGCATGGTTTGACCAAAACTGGTTGGTAGGCACGTTACGCGAACCATCACAAGAAATAGCAACCCACATACCCTTGCCATTCCAGCCAGTCCGTGCCACACGTTCGCCACGCTTGAGTGCTTCAATCGCCAATCCGAATGTCAGCCCATCAGTCGGTCGGTATGCAGCATCAAATTGTTCTTTCGGCGACCAACTAATGTATCCAGTATGATTTTGATGATTCGGTTTGCCACCATCCAGATATTCGACCAGATAACCCTCGTCTGCACCATCTTCATCATCCGGCAAAGGCCAATCACGATAATCATTGTACTGTTGACGATTCAT